ATTTAGTTTAATTACTATTAGTTCTTTTTTATAAAGTAACTTTTGTTTTGTGTTACCATCCTGTCATATATAATGAATACATAATTGTTTTTCCTTAATATTATAAATATTGATATTAAAAGACAGATGAACGGTTTATATAGGAGTTACTGCAAATATTTAAGAATATTTATAATTGTTTAGAAGCTCACAAATCGTAAAATGCAGTCTAATTTGTAAACTATTGTGTTTTATCTAAAATTTCTAAAAAATTATTGCTCAAATTTTTTGAGGCTTTGAGACAGACTCCAAATACTATCATTTATATATTTTGAAATTTTAAAATAGATTCTTTATAACACCAACTTGCTTAAAAAAAATTTTTATCTAAAAATTATCTGATAATACTAACAAAAATATAAAAATTTATATAAATGTTACTCAAAGACTATTACAACAAAGTATCCAACCCGACAGTTTATACTGAATTAATGTGAATTCTGTAAAAGAAAATATGGGCAAATCTGGTTTTGCCGGACCGCGCTTTCAGCTTCAGTCAATAAATTGTATGAAAGAAACATTATACAATAATTTCGTCTTTAGTTTCAATTTATTATAGAACGCGCCCCATAGAAAGCATTCTGCTGAGTTCCCTAAGCCTCAATCGCTTTCTCATTGGATCATATCAAATCTACATAAAACGACTCTTTATGACAAACAGTCAGGGACTTAATTTTATAGAAATGAGTAGTTTTGAATTATTTGTATGAATTCTTAACTTAGAATAGATATGATTGAATCTCCGCATCTTTAAAACATCATAATTTATTAATAATCTAAAACAAAAAACGACTCTTAGAACTCGAAAGTATCAAAATTCTTCTTTGATCAAAGCTAAATAAAAATATATATTTACTGGAATGATCCAATCTATCAAGTTCAAAGAGCCATTCACAAGACACAAATCGGAAAAAGATTCTCGTTTAATCCGAAATACCATCCCTTACAACAAATATAAGTTTCTATATAATTCTCAACTCAAGTTCCATTCTATAGACAAATCCAAAAATTCTTGTGGAGCTAAATGTCGAATTTTTTCTTCCATTTCCCATTTTTTAGTATATAAAATTCTGCCTGCGTTAAAAAGATCTAACTCGATTAAATCCAATAATTCCGATAATTCTTCTACACTCAAAGAATGAAATTGGTCATTTGCATCTCTCCATTCCGGGATGGAGATAATCCGTTGTTTGTTATAAAGAGTTAATGTTTTTTGAATATTCTCTAAATAAGTTTTACCGGAATCCCAAAGTGTATTACGATAAACAACCTTACTTCTATAAGAGTCAAGTTTGGAATAAAAGGTCTGGCTATTTTTCTCTAACAAAGATTCTTTTTTGCGTTCTTGATCGATCATCCAACCGGAATCCGTATATTTTTGATACTCCACCAGATTTCCGGCAGAGTCCTTGAAAGGTTCTATCTCCGTTTCTATTTCCGAATCTATTTTATCTTCCCAGCTCTGTAGGATTCTCTCCTCTCCCGAAATTTTGTTGTACACTTTTTGCAGCGTAAAATCTTGCGCCACTCCGTCTTTAATTTCCGCAACAAACGTTTCTCTAATTTCTGGATTGTAGTGAAGAGAATATACGATTTCGTGTTGATTAGGTTTAAAGTTCCCCCAGGCTTTTTCTCCAACTAATCGATTTGGGTCTGTGTTGATCCAAATTACTTGTTTATTCAATTTTTCTAATATATAATTCATTATGCTACCCTCACTTTGTATTTTACCGCTATATATGCAGGAGTATTCTCATCACCAGCCCTTGGGGTCCCATTAGAACCGTCAGAGATTACTGAACGAATAGAGTAACCAGGTGATGCGCCATTTGCACTCGCAGAAGATGGTGTGTTTGGTCCCGCACCGCTCGAATAGGCAGTCGTGCCGCCAACCGTATTATTATTACTATTCAGCCATAGTTCATGGACATGCCTAAATAATTGATCTTGTCCCGCATATCCAACCGCACCTCCGTCGTAATTTCCACCAGCGGCTTTTGATCGCGACCCGTGGACGCCCGCGCCTCGTGCAAAGATCCCACGTCGATCTGGAATGTTATACGTAGTAGACCCATCTCCAAAACCATATTCTACATTTATAATCATCTCCCCCGTTTGAGAAGAGGTTAGATCTAAAATAGAACCAGTAGCGGTAGAAGAAATTTGAAAGTCATTTGTAGTCGGGTTGCGTACATAATAATTAACTAATGCACTAACTCCTCCCCCTGTAAAAGAAAACTTTACCAATTGACCCTCTATACATCCGTGATTTGCACAACTGATCCGATCCGTTGTGGGAACAATTCCAGTAATGGACCTTTTAACTAAATTCCAAAGAACAGAAAAACTGATTCTAGAAATAGATTGTCCGTTTGCTTCCTTAAAGTTAGAAGTAGAAGTTATGTTCAGATTGTCTTCAATGATTCCCCCCAAAGGAATTTGAGTCGCCAGAAAATTACTTTCTGCCAGATCGATACGATCTTTTAAATACTGATCGTTTTCGTATTGCCTATCTACTTCTTCATCGATTAGATCTCCATCTGCCGGAGTATTCTTACTCCAAATTCTAGTTTTTGCTGGATTAAATAGAGCCATCATAAACTCCCAAATATAACACTGACACAATTTGGATTTTACTGTACAAAAACCTAGGTTTCTTAAATATTTAAGAAATTTTTGTTTTAGCTTCATAATCCTAAATAAGAATATTTTTAAATTATAATTTATGAATTTAATTTTCATAGAACCCTCACTTTGTATTTTACCGCGATGAATGCAGGAGTGGTTTCGTTGCCAGTTCGAGGTGTTCCGTTTGTGCCATCGGAGACCATAATTCCGGTTTGCGAACTCGCACCGGAATTCGATGATCCTGTGTTAGCCAACTCGATCCACTACCAATTCCTGCAAATGGTAATCCGCCGTGTGCAGGCGAAGCGTGAAGGTGAGGCTGCGTCTGATCCTGCCCCGCATATCCAACTGCACCACCGTCATAATTCCCACCAGCGGCTTTTGATCGCGACCCATGAACTCCTGCACCTCGTGCAAATATACCACGTCGATCCGGAACATTATACGTTGTTGAACCGTCTCCAAAGCCATATTCCACATTTATAATCATCTCCCCCGTTTGAGAAGAGGTTAGATCTAAAATAGAACCAGTGGCGGTAGAAGAAATTTGAAAGTCATTTGTAGTCGGGTTGCGTACATAATAATTAACTAATGCACTAACTCCTCCCCCTGTAAAAGAAAACTTTACCAATTGACCCTCTATACATCCATGATTTGTACAACTGATCCGATCCGTTGTGGGAACGATTCCGGTAATTACTCGATGTACCGAATTCCATAAAGTAACAAATGTGTTTCTCGAAATTGCCTGAGCGTTCGCGTCCTTAAAGTTAATAGAAGGAGCCAGGTTCAGACCGTCTTCGATAATACTTCCGATCGGAATCAAGAAATTTGCCAAATTTATGTCAGTCGAGTCGATCCGATCTTTTAAATATTGAAAATTTTCATATTGGCGATCAAATTCGTCGTCGATTAGATCCCCATCCGCAGGAGTATTTTTGCTCCAAGTTCTTGTTTTTACTGGATTGAATACCGCCATAATCACTCCTTTAACTCTTGTTCTAATATAATAAACTTCTCATATACTTTGAAAGGCTGGTCTACGTATTTTTTTAAACGATCACGAACCGGTTTTAAATCCTCTTCTCTCGTAAACTCGGCATCCAGTCCAGACCCGTTTTTTTTATATCCCTTTCGATGGCAGTATTCTAAAAGACTTTCATGTGTTTTAAACAGTGCAACCGGAAGTAATTCAATTCTAAATTTTCCAGTTCCGGCAAATTCTACGTTAGTTTCTCTTGCAAGTATTTGAATCACTGAAATTCCTCCTTAATTACAAAATCGTAAATTATAATATGATCCTTCTCTTTAGAAGGAAAAGTCCTAAGATATAGTAGTTCCCCATCCTCGTCAAAAAGTCCTATCTCATTAATTCCATAACCCATCATCTCCCCTTGTTTGACAGTCGTTTGAAAATAACGATTGCCATCCAGATCAGATTTAATTTCGACTAACTTACGAAAAACCTCGTTCTGCAAACCAGTATCTCCGATACCGGGAGTTTTCGGAAACCCTTCAGATAATCCTCCAATTCCAAAAGCAATCTCATAAGGTCGAATCTTAACCTTTTCTCCAGACAAAAGAGTGAACCCGTTTAAGGACCAACTCCCATCTAAATATGGGGCACGAATGGACTCTCCATACAATCTTCCACCTAACGTAGATATTTCGAAACGGTATCGAATGATCGCCTTTACACCTCCGGGACAAATTTGTGCAATCGCTTGGTTAAATTCCGGAACTACAGGAAGCTCATCAACCAAACCGGTAAAAATTACTTCAATTGTAGCGGGTCTTTTTGTATTTCCAGAAAGTGGATATTCCCCGTTGAGAGTATATGTAGCATCCAAGAGCATCGGAATACCTCCGTAACAAAGCTCTTTGATTTCGTATAACGTTCCTATTCCAGCAAGTATCTGAGATCCGATTTCGTTCATCGTAAAAATATCACCTTTCGATTTACGTTTTTGACGTGCGATCGAAAGAAAGATCTTATAACGAAAATCGTCCATTCCGTTCCGGGACTGTTTTAAATTCTTACCGATCAAATCTAAAACGGTTCCATTTTGAATCCTATAATCCGTAATTCCGGAAATCGATTCCAATACGGAACGGACTTCGTTTAACAATTCAAGTTCAACTTCCCACTTTTTCGCAATCGTTGAATCTGGATCTCTTGTAAAGATCGAAGAAGGATATTTTTCTAATACTTCGTTTAAGTGGGTCATATAAAATTTACCTGAATATTAGCAGTGATCAACTTAGCACGTTGTCTGCTATTGATCGGCAGTACGTCTTGTATAGCCGGAGAAGTTTGACCTACCTTTACGGTCATGGATTTAATTCCTAATACCATTACAGAATCGAATTCCTGAAGTGCACTTTGGGCTGCGATCAATTTCCATGCAAACACATCCGCACCAGTTCCTTCTCCTTTATAGTAAGTGGAAGTAGAAGCAATCGTGTCCACTCCTCCTATCACTTTGATACAATTCGTTTTTATAACTGATTCAGAACCCTGCATCCAAAGATTTAAATCTCTTACAACATCAATTTTTACATAAACAAGAACGTCTGTTGGTCTATTGAAATAGTACGTTCTAGGAACACCTTTATTGTCAAAAACCGTAGTAAATTCCAAACCGTAAGATTCGATTCCTCCCGGCCAGTTTCTTTAAAAAACTTCTCCAATTTCTTCAGAAGAACCTCCTTCTATTACAGCTTCCATAGAATGTGGTGGTCTTCCGTCCACATCCGTAAAATCGGTGTTATTCTCATACACGATTGCATTGAGTACAGAGGGAATGTTGTTCAACACACCTTGAACGTTTGCAGCGGAAGAACCTCCGTTTACTCCTTCTTGAATAAAACGATTCAAATACTCAGAATCCGTTTCTATCGCACGCCCACCTCTGGACGGCTCTGGATTAGTAACTGAATCGATTCCGCTAATCGCTGTATTAATCGTAGTGATCGAATTGGCATTTACATTTCCATTTACTCCATAAGAAATTTCTAATGCTTGTGCGTTCACGTCAACGTGTCCGCCAGATAAAACTCCAGATTCGATGGTAATTAAAAGTAACCCGTTGCCAGTTTGACAAATGATTCCGGCCGGAACCACTGCATCGTCCACCCCTGAAAATCTAAGAACGACTATGGAACGATTAGCCGGTTGACGTTCAGAACCGAGAGGATTCAAAACTCGATCTAAAGAAACACCGGAAGCGGTATGTGCAAAATTAGAATAAAATAATTTTTCCGCAAGCTGAAGAATCTTATCTAGTTCAACTGCTAGAATCCTCATACGAATTCCGTCTTCACTGACGATAGAAAGATCTATATCCCCACCANGCGAGTTTTATAACCTTCCTCCAATTCTGATAAAATTTCTTCTCTACATTTTCGGACTAAACCTTGTTCACTGACTCCTGACATCATAATTCTGCCGTAACGATTCCATACTTTGTAATTGCAGAAAATTGAATATATATTCCACGGCTCGAACTTTCTCTCTCTACCAAATCAAATTTTTCGATCGAAACGGATTCAGGATCTTTTTGAATCGACTTTTTAATTTCAGTCAAGATACGATCTCTAGAAACTTTTGAGGTAAATATGGCTTCCCAGTCCACTCCGCTTAACCGCTCGTAGACGGACTCTCCCAGAGACAAACGAATCGAATGCCGAATTCTTTGGGAATAATATTCTAAATCTTGAATAATCACGGACCGTCCCCCGACGATTACCGCGTCTTTGTTCTCTATCTTAATTCCCTTCATCCTAATTTCACCTTTCCGGAAAGCAACTGCTCCACTTCTGATTTACGAACGTTAAGCTGAGAAACTACCGAAGCCGCAAGTCCCGCAGGCGAACCAGGAACCGCATTAGTAGTAAACGTAGCCGAGTTGTTCAAAAATACGTCGATCAAAGACTTAATAAACTTCACCACGGTTTCACCTAACACAGCTGATTCGGTCAAGTCAGCAATACCACCCTGAATTTTAATTCGATCTCCATCTAGTTGGATCAAAGACTTACCTTCTTTATGAGCGATTATAAGTCCGGGCAAATTAGAAGTGGTAGCTGGAATATCGGCTTTCCCTTTATAACCACTGATTACACAAGCGCTTTGAAGATCGAAAAGAGAATCCGAAGCAACAGATTCGATTCCTCTAATTGCGTCCGATATATCGTGTGTAGTAAACGAAATCCAAACCTTGTCTCCTCGTTTATAATCAGGTTTGATATAAAAATCTCCGGCCCAGTATGTGCCGACTCGAATGCCAGACAAAACAGGAAAAGACCATTCTTGTCCAGAAACGTCTTCCATTTTTAGAGGAATACGAACGTTAGCCGTCATATCTTGAGGCTGAAAAGATTCTATAATTCCAGGAAGACCAATTTGTATCTTAGATACGTTGTTTTGAATGGCGGCTAAAATCGCTTTATCTAAAGTCATATAGGTTTCACCTCTAATTCCGTAAAACAATCCGTACTCAAAGTAGAGAATTTATGCTTACCGCTAACAATTCTACATTCCGAATCGAGGCCTCCTCCTTTTACGGACACGATCATATTCTTCTTAAACTTGTGACGGAAGAGACTAGTCACCTTCCAAGTATCCTGACCCTTTTCTGGAACTCCGATCAATCCAGAAGAATGATCTTAAAAAATGACGCTGTTTTTTTAGAAGGATCAAGAGAATCAAAATGAATTTGACCATCTTGAAACCAATATTGAGATTTTGTTAAATTACAAAAACGGCGAATACAATCACCTAACTCCGTATTGGCGCTGAAGTTCACAATTTTATTGACTCCTAATTGAATCCTTCCGGGCTTTAAATTTCCCTGATTTAAAATATCCATGATCACATTTCTTGCAGGAAGATTTGTGTACGTTTTCATAATATACGCTCTCGTCCAAGCGCCAGCGCTTCCGCTGATCTGGAATTCCAACTTTTTATTGGTTCCTTCTTGTTTCCACTTAGGATGAATAATTTCTCCGGAAACAACGAGCCCATTTTCGTCTTTGTAACCTGCATTTAACAACGCAGAAGGATAATGGAATTTTTTTTTCTTTTATCTGAGCGCTTACAAGACTCAACGTTTCTTCGTTTACGTTATACATCGTAACCTGAGTTATATTGAGTCCGTCTAACTCGGCTTCAAATTCGAAGTTAAAAGGAGGATAACTAAACTCTTTTGCAGCTCCAGTCGCTGGAAGAATCTCCAAAGAAACTGTACGTCCAAAAAGTTTAGGATTACCGATCATTGTTTTTCTCCTAAATACAATCTTACTCTGGAACCGAAAGTTTCCAAATTCACAGGAATGTTTTCAAATTCATCCTTGTAAAGATCGTCTAAATCAAAAGGAGTTAAAAGAATAGAACTATTAAAACCGTCCACGATCATATGATTTAACGGAACACCGTATAACAATTTAGAGGCGAAAAGATCTTTCCCGTCCTGATCTCTAATCAACACAGTAATAAAATCTCCTTCTATGTTATGCGAGAATTCAAATTCATATTCCGTTTCCTCGATCATAAACGTATAACGAATCCGGAATATATTCTGATCAATTGGTAGATATTTGAATTCTTTCATAATAATATAAATCCTCGCTAATTTATCTTTTTGACCGGGGCTCCAGATTTTGTTTGAATTTGTGTCGTTCTTTTACCCGCGGATTTAACCGTATTCAATTGTCTCGCCTTTGCCTCTGCGATCACCACAGGAAATAAAGATAAACTCAAAGATACGTCGTTACCTGTTTCCTTGGCTTCTTGGATATTCATATCACCGATCAGAAGATTTGGAATTTCATCCGTAGAACGTCCTAAATATCTTTTATCAGGATCATCGGGTTCCACAAAACGGAACAAAGACGGTAACATAGAAAGAATTTTAGAAATAATTCCTCCAGTAGAATATCCAAGCAAAGTGACTAACGTCCCTTGGGACTGCCAACGGACCAAAGTCTCTAGTTTATCATCCACGCATTTTTCGCTTAAAGCCAACAAATCCGTAGAAGACGAAATCAAAACGTTAAGCGAAATTTCTCTTTGACCGGGAATAACGTGATCTGTAATCGAGGTCATTCCTTTTTCCTTTTCTACAGTATGACGAGTAATCTCAACCGGATAAGAGTGTTGAATACCCAAAGAGACATTCAATTCCACCTCTTCGTCTCCGTCCGTAAGCGCGACCCTATCCCTACCATTTAAAATTTTCATAAAACCGCCTCCGGTGAAATACCCGCTCCGAGCCCGATTTTAGTAGCAAATTTTTCCAATTCCTTTTCCAAATAAGATGCAAACACGTTCGCCTCTTCTTTTGTAGAAGCAGAACCTAACACTACATTAGCGATGTTGATGTTGATCGAATTACCTCCACTTTTTGACTTAGATCCGCCTAACACCCCTAAGTCTTTTACGGCTACCAAATTGTCGTCTGGATGAAATTGTACAATCTGTCCTTGTTTTGTAATAAGAGCATCATCTACTTTCTTTACGTCACTAGACTGACTGGAAGTAATCCCTAGAACTTTCAATAATTGTAATGGAAAAATTCCACCTAATTTTTTCTGAATATTCGATCCAAGTTCACCAAGAGAACTTAAAAATTTTGCCGGAAGGGATTTTAACCAGTCAATTTAATCCCTTAACATTTTCTTAATATTCGCAAAAGGTCCTAAAAATTTACCGATCGCAGATTCACTTCCGGTTAACCATTTATATAAATCCTTAATAACTAAAATGATGATTGCTAACATAGCGCCTAACGCAACTCCAATGGCGATCCATACAATCCAAGGAGCAATCGCTATAAAACCGGCCGCCGCCATACTCAATAAAGAAGGAATCATAGCTCCAAAAGTAATTCCGGACGTAACGATCATCTGAGCCGCAATTGCACCCAGAACACCTACCAAAATACTTCCAAAGATAACCAATACGTCTTCCATATATTCCGAACTTTTCCCGCCAATCGTAAAGTAATCGATCAAGTCTCCGATCACATTCAAAGAAGGAGTTAGGGCTTTTGCGAGTAGAAGTCCAAAACTTTCCTTTAATCTTTCTATAGTTTTATCAAACCTTTCTAAAATTACGGAAGCGTTTTTAACGTGGGATCCATAATTATTTTGTAATATACTATTTTCATTTAAAGCCGCAGAGATTAATTTTTCCCTTGCCAACCGTTTATCAATCGCAGACATACCGGATTCATTTATCTGTTTAAACTCGGCAGAATAACTAGAAAACAAAGCCCCGTTACTTTTTAAAAATTCTTCGGAACCGTCTTCAATTGCTTTATAAGCCCCTTTCATAGAAGATATTAAATCTTGATTCGTAAGTCTGGAGACTTTTTGAAGCCCGGAAAGATTTTTAGAAATAAATTCAACCGAAGCTCCAGTTTTGATCGCTTCGTTTGCGGCTTCGGTAAGTTCTTTTTGTGTGGTTAGGCCTTTAGAAATTTGTATCGTATTATTGATCGCGTCTTGTAATTTTGGATATTCGTTTCCAGAAAGATTTTTCAAAACTCCAATCTGTTTTTCTAATGCAATTCCTACTTTCAAAGAAGGGACAATGATAGAATTAAAAGCGTAAGAACCTATCTGGGCAAAACCTTTGAACACGGAAGAAAGCAAGGTCGTAGTCCTAGCGCTGGCATTGAGTTGAAAATCTAGTTTTGCAATTTGCCTTTCGCTAAAACCCGCAGACCTTGCAAGTCCAAAAAATTCATTTTCTAACTTTACATTTCCTTTTAACTTAGAATACAAACTGGTAAGATTAGATTCAGTCGTTTTTAAACGACTCGCAAAAATGGATAAGCCAGATTCTCCTTTTACAAAATTTCGAACTGAATCTGTCAAATCCTTCCAAGACTTAATCCCTCTTTGAGAAGTAAGACTTGTAGCATCTGAAAAGTCTACGATCTGTGATTTTAGCTTTTTCAGATCCTTTTCAATTTCAGAAAAAGCGTCTTTCGAATCCACATCTATTTTAATAATAATATTTACTTCTCGTTCTGCCATATTTTTATCATCCAATCAAATTTTATTTATATATTAATTATTTAAAATATTAAGAAACTTTTTAAAACTAGAACCTTGAATCAACCTGGCCAAAAACTTCAGTTCTTCCGACTTTTCTTCGGCTTCTCATTTTTTTCTTCTATCTACCACTTGCTATCAATTGATATAAAGAACGGTGGACGCAATTTCGAGTTCTTTAGTTGTAAAATGCGCCGCACCTAAGATAAAAGGATTCCTTAAAAAAAAGTTCTCGATCCACTTCTTCATCAATCCACTTCATCCATTCTTCGGTAGAAGGATTTTCTCCAAAGTCCGTAAACCTTTTATTCCAACTCCCACTTAAGAAATCGGTTGGCTATATACAGCCACACCTCCACGTGATTTGGTTCAACTACGTCTAACGTAGGCTCTAAGGTATGTTCTACAGGTTTTACACAAAACTTAAAAAATTTATCCAGAAGTTTGTCCTGATTCAATCCTTCAGTAAGAGAAATAGATTCTTGTCTCCAACGAAGTGCCTTTCTGTTGCCCGGATGTTGAAGTTTATATCTTTTACCATCCACTAAAAGAATCTGAGCGACTTTGGCGTCATCGTCTACTGTTTCCAAAATGGGTTCGGATGAGGTCTCACCTTCCGGTTTCTTCTTTAACTTAGAATATTCTATTTTCTGAATATTCGAAATATTTCCGATACTTTCTGCATTCATGCCGTCAAAACTCCTTTATAGTCACGGAGAAGAAACACCCAAGTTTTGTCCTTATATTCCTTGCCATTTTCTATGTTTGGCCTTTGCCAAACTCTTCCCTGTGCGGAAAACCGAGCATTCCGCCGTCGCTTTTATCTTTAATCGTAAATACACAAGGAAGACGTTCTTCACCCATTGCGTAAAAAAACTCGTTTTCAGGAGAATCTCCCATGAGAGCAATAGACAATTTTACCCTTCCATCATATATTTCAGAGATGTTCCAATCTCCTTTGATGCCTACTTGAGAAAGTATGTATTCCTTTGTTACTGGTTCGATTTTTAAAAAACCGTCCGATTGACTCATAGCCGACACGTCTCTTCCGTTGCAGTTAACGTTTAAATTTTTTGGATGCCTAATACCGTTCATTCCTGATTACTCCTTAGGTTAATTCCCCGTCTATGTCGACTTCGTTGATCGCTCCTCTTAAACGGCACGAAAAAGTGACGATAGGAAGAACACGGTTGTTCCGATCATTTGTCGGAATTTCGTCTATCGTATCTGGTAAATTGTTTTTATATTGATAATCGCCAAGATCAGAACGTGTTTTATCCGTATCCGTTTCCACCGGCGCGATGATACCTTGAATTCCAGCTTGAACAAAAACTTCACGCATCTTCGCTTCAATCATCTGAATTCCTTGAATTGTATAAGGTACAACATCCGAGTTCAGAAAAAGACTTGAGATGTTTTCTTTCAGACGAGCTTTGAGCCAAGAGCGATTTTCGACTACATCGGCGTAGACGTTCCCAGTGGAAATTCCTGGATAAGGAACTTGTTTTCCTCCGTAATCTACGATCAAATTTCCATTTTCCGCAAATACGGAACTTACCTGTGAATTCGCATAACCCGAATTTTCCACTCCATCCAAAGGCAAATAAGCGTAGTTATACGAACCGACTCTGCGAGGAGCAGAAATTCCTACCCAAGCGGCTTCCGGAAAAGAATTTGGAGATTTATGAAGAGTGATGTACTCCCAGATAGAATTTCTTCCAGTTAAAACGCATAAATCCACAGAACACGCTAAAAACAATTTTTCGATAGAAGCGAGATAATCACCTAACGCGTGTATGGTTTCCTTATCGTGAGTAGTTGCTATAGTTTTAAACCAAGAGTCTTTACCAGAATTTCTAAGAGCTGAAATTTCGGTCGAAGCAGCCGACCAGGAAGTAAGCAGAAATACCGCGACCCGTTTTGGTCTAGGGGTTTGTCTGAACATCTGCGCGGCTTGAATGTATTCTTTATCGGAAGAAATAAAACCTAATTCCAAAAGATCATCCGATGAAGAAATTTCCATATATCTTTCGTAACCCAAAGCGGTTTGTGCAAACGCGGAAACAATTCCGCTGCCAGAATTTGCCACTTCGATTACATCTACAATCTTAGTTGCTCCCGCGATATTTGAAATTGACTCAGCTGCTAATTTGATTTGATGCGCGGTAGACGTAGCCACTCCGTTTGCATCCGTAGAAACATTAACCGAAATTATATAAGGATCGTTTTCTGTACCGGTTCCAGTACGGACGACACTAAGACTAGTGTTGTTTCCTGAAACCACGTATTTAATTTGTATAAATACAATTCCAGTATGTGTAGACTTCCAAATAAGTCCGCCGGAATTTCCGGAAACTTGTAAAGAATAGGTCGGCTCTTTAACTCCTAAAATCAAAGGTAATCCGAATCCCATTTGAGAAACCGGAGTATTCCTAAGAAATAGATTAATACTGATCGGTTCTATTTTAGAGACTGTTTGTGCGCTCATGCTTCCTCCTGATATTCAACCGTTGGTGCGCTAGCGGTCGATTCGCCCGGTTGTTCATTATATTTTCTTAATTTAAGTAGTACATCAAAGCTAACCTTATATATATAGATTCCACTTTCTGTTAAAACAGTTTTGTCCTGAATGTTAGGTGAAATCAAAACCGGCGTGATCCCGAATTTATCACATTCAATTGTTCCTTCTTTTGAATCGAACCAATCCATTGACTTTTCTGAAAGTTCCCAACAAACTGCAATGGAACTATCGTGTAAAAAAGTTATATTGATCAAAACGCTTTGATTGATTCGAATGATCTCTTTAAAATTTGTAGGATCCAACTTCTGGATACTTCTGGAAGCGTTTGAGATGGGATCTTGAACTAATTGGATAACCTTATACGTTCCATAAGGACAAGAAGACGGTAAAACCGCTTGATCCGCAAGAATCAAAGGAATAGACTGTCCCATCCCTACGACTTCAGAAATCATTTTATTCATAATAGATTCAATATATTCAAAATTCATAATTTAACTACTCACTAAATAAAATCAACTTATCACAACCAAATACATTCAAATATAATCATATTAAAATTTAATTCCAGAATTGATTCTTCTAAAATGAATACGCGTCCAAAAATTTGATGTGATGAATTTAAGGTAATCAGACAGATTAGTCTTCGACCGTAAAGTACCGAATTAGTCGTAATTTGCCTTAGGAGCCTATTTCTAAAAAAGGTTTTATTGAGTTTATCACTCGGACGCGTTTAAATAATACTACGTTGAATTTGTTTAAGGTGAGTTCGGGATAAGAATCGAATCCGGCTGCCAAGTTAGACTTGGTTTTCAGTTTTAGTCAATAAGTTGTGTGCGGAAAACGTTATACGACATATCGTTTTTAGTTTCAATATAGAACGCGATTCGTAAAGAGCGTTCTGCTGAGTTTCTTGAACTCAATGTTGCTCCTTATTGTTGCAACATAATGTTTCAAATCCTTCGGAATTTTCAAACGCAATGCTACTTATCTACGGACCGTAGCATAATAATTGCTTTCACATTTATTATACTGAATTCACGTTAAACCTTTTTTTTTAGTAAAAAAATTAGATTGTAGAAACTATTACAAATTCCAGCCACGTAAAATGAATATTTTTAAATTCATAATGTGACTTAATTTGTGGGAACTCTCACAAATTACAGAATTTACAGTTCAATTCCGAAAATGTGGGAACTACTTCTTTTTAAAAATACCAATTCCATTTACCAACCATACCATTTCAAGTTTTGGAAACAAATTCTAAGTTCACCGATCCAAAACACATAATTACAGAAATCTGTCCGAAAACCTAAAGATTATAGAGATTTAATGACAAAAGAATTTTCAAAAAGCAGAATGAATGCGACAATCTGTAGGAACTCTCACTAATTTGAAATTTAAAAGTAAAACTTTAGGGTCGTAACTACATCCATACTTGAAATGTGGAAACTACCACTTTTAGAAAATTTTTTTGAATACTCTTAAACCAAACTAAGCCAATAAGAAATTCCACGTATCTACGTAATCTTAGGCCTTTAAACAGCACTTTATCGCTGAATTCTTGGTGGGAGTTCCCACATTTCAGGGTCATACACTGTTCAATACTCGTATTTATCAAATTAAGTGGCTAAATAACGTGAGTTCGGTGGTTGAAAAAATTTTCTACAAGTATGAGTTCCTACAATTTTAGAAATTGTTCGTAAAATTGTGATTTGAAGTAGTTCCCACATCATTTTACAGACAAACCTAAATTTTGTGTGAGTTCCCACACTCGAATACTACAGATTCAAGTATTATAAACTTCTATTTTATCAATTGTAAGAGTTCCCACATTTTATCTTTTACGTAAAAATTAGGTTTCATAAGGATAAAGTAAAAGTTCTAGCGATTACTCAAATCTCTATTAAATCGAATACCTAAATATCTATCATAAAGTGTTGTTTCAAATAAGTTCGATAGAATCCGATGCGAAACGACTGAAGAACTCAGCAAAACGCTTTCTATGAATTCATAGGATTTAAGCATAAACTATTAAATAAGTAATTTATTATATGATTCTGAGCAGTTATATGTCCGATGAAATCTTTTGAAATAAAGAAGAAAAAACTTCCGCAAGATCCAAATCTTCCTTACGAGTAATTTTAAGATTTAAAGGATTAGATTCCACAATGGAAGAAGTTTTTCCAAAAGTTAAAGCCCAAGAACAAAGATCAGTGGGAATCGAATCCACAGAAAACGTGAGTAATTCTTTCAAAACATCACCACGAATTCCCTGAGGAGTTTTCATAAACCAGACGTGCTCGCGGTCTAAAAAGGATACGGTTTTCCCATTCAATTCTTCTAATACAGTTTCAGAAGTACGAGAAGCCAAGGTAGCAATCCCGTCGGAACGCACTTTTTCACAAAGAGAATCCAACTCATCCGCAAGAACAAAACGCCTGGCGGCGTCGTGAACCAAAATAATATCTTCGTCTTTAAAATCCAAAACGGACAAACCACATAACATGGAAGAATGTCTATTCTCCCCACCTTGAACGATCCTGTCTTCATTTTCTAAATAAGAAGCACAAATCGATTCAATTTTTGGGATCGATTCGAAATGGGAAACCAGCACGATTCGTTTTTGTTTTCCCCAATTTTGAAATCATTTTAAAGAATGAATAAGAATAGGCTCACCATTTAATTCCAAAAACTGTTTTGGAATTTTAGAACCCATTCTAGAACCGGTTCCACCAGCTAAAATTAAAACGTAAAATTTTTCAGAGAGAAACAGTGACTTCATTCTGAAAGATCTGTTCCCAATTCTGACGTCTTCGAATTAGTTGAAAACTTCCATCCGAATCAACCAAAACCTCTGCCGTTTCAGGAAAAGAGTTGTAAATTTTCGTGGACATAGAAGAACAATATGCACCAGCTCCTTCCATAACAACATAATCTCCTAATTTAGCTTCTCCTGTTATTCTTGTAATTGGACCGCCACCTTCTGCTTGAGTAAATAAATCCCCGCTTTCGCAACAATGACCAACATAAACATAGTCCGCCGTTTTACCGGAAAGAACTCCTTCTTTCGAAACAACAACTAACGGATGTTTCGCGGCATACAAAGAAGGCCTAGTGTTTACGTCCATACCCGCGTCCAATTTAACAAAAGTATAACCGGCCGGACCGGTAGAAACCACGTCGTCCACGGTAGTAAGTATAGAACCGTTAATTACCAT